AAGGCATGACTGCTACAGCCATGCTTGCCAAGCTAGAGGCAACATTTCCACCCATCAACCCTACACCTGAAGATACAATGGACAAAATCATGTACCGATCTGGTCAACGTAGTGTCGTTGAGTGGGTCATTAATTATATGGAGGAAGAGTAATGTCAAATAAATGGGGACAGCCAGACGCAACAAGCCCCTTTTACAAACCACCGAAGCCACCTCCGGGATCAGTCATCACTGGTTACGTTCCTATCAAAGTGGGAGCGAGTGCGAGATCGCCCGGCAGGACAGTGCATAGACCTATCTACAGTTCGCCCGCCCCTGCTCCAGCTCCAGCTCCAGCACGAGGCCCAGCTCCTAAACCACAACCCAGACGTCCTGCACCTCAAGCATCCGCACCAGAGCGTCTGAGTATCCAACAATCATCACCATATCAATCTCAGATTGATGCTCTGATGAGGCAAATATCTCAGATGTCTACACCCACTCCGCCTCCCGAACCACCGCGTCCAAGTGTGTCTAGTTCGACTGATGTTGATGCAAATGCTGCTGGTTTCACTCGTGCTCAATCTGCAGCTAAGAAAGCACGTCTAACTAATAAAGGTACTTCGCGTCTTCGGATTAGTCGTACTGGACAAACCTCCGCTTCTAGCGGTCTTAATATCGGCGTCTGATAAATGACAGCAAAGACTAGGTATGACTATTTATCACGCTTCCGTTCTCAGTTCTTAGATGTAGCCGTTCAGTGCTCAAAGCTTACGCTTCCTTATCTCATTCAGGAAGATGAGCTTTCCAACAGGAACACATGGAGGAAGGTTGTCACACCGTGGCAAAGCGTTGGTGCAAAAGGTGTAGTAACACTGGCATCTAAATTGATGTTAGCTCTTCTACCACCTCAAACCAGCTTCTTTAAGCTACAGGTGAATGACTCTAGGCTTGGCCTTGACTTACCTGCTGAAGCTAAATCCGAATTGGATCTTAGCTTTGCAAAGCTTGAACGTATGGTGATGGATTCGATTGCTGCATCTAGTGATCGTGTTGTTGTTCACCAAGCAATTAAGCATCTTGTGGTTGGAGGTAATGCTCTGATCTACATGGGTAAGGATGGTCTTAAGCTTTATCCTCTTAACCGCTATGTCATTGATCGTGATGGCAACGGTAATGTGATTGAAATAGTAACCAAAGAGCGTATTGCCAAGAAGCTATTGATGGCTGAACTCCCCAATGAGTTCAAAGATGTCAATCCTCCTGGTAGTGACGGCTCAGAAAATGAAGAGGATGTAGATGTCTACACTCATGTCAAACGTGACAACAACCGTTGGGTTTGGCACCAAGAAGTGTTTGACAAGATCATTCCTAACTCACGTGGTAAAGCTCCTATTGACTCCAGCCCATGGTTGGTGTTGAGGTTTAACACAGTTGATGGGGAGTGTTTCGGACGTGGCCGAGTGGAGGAGTTCCTTGGTGATCTACGCTCCCTTGAAGCGTTGATGCAGGCCCTTGTAGAGGGTAGTGCTGCTGCAGCAAAGGTTGTCTTTACTGTTAGCCCCAGCTCCACTACAAAACCACAGACACTTGCTCAGGCAGGTAACGGTGCAATCATCCAAGGCAGACCTGATGACATTGGTGTTGTTCAGGTTGGTAAGACAGCAGACTTCAGAACTGCTGCTGAAATGGCGTCCACCTTGGAGCGTCGAATCAGTGAAGCTTTCCTTGTGTTGAATGTACGTCAATCTGAACGTACTACAGCAGAAGAAGTTCGCATGACACAAATGGAATTGGAACAACAGCTTGGAGGATTGTTCTCTTTGCTTACTGTTGAATTCCTAATTCCATATCTGAACCGTAAATTGTCTGTGATGCAGCGGTCAGGTGAAATCACAAGACTACCTAAGAACTTGGTACGGCCAACAATTGTTGCTGGTATCAATGCACTTGGTCGTGGTCAAGATCGTGAGTCACTGACTGCATTCCTCACTACTATTGCCCAGACTATTGGACCTGAAGCACTTGGTAAGTTCGTCAATCAAGACGAAGCAATCAAGCGGCTTGCTGCTGCACAAGGTATTGATGTGTTGAACCTCATCAAGACACAGCAACAACAACAGGCTGATATGCAGATGGCAATGCAACAGCAGACCCAGATGTCTCTGGTTAATCAAACAGGGCAACTTGCTGGAACACCAATGTTCGATCCCAGCAAGAATCCCGAAGCAATGCAACTACTCAATGGACAAGCAAACCCCCAGCCGCCCGCAACGGGTCAAGCACAACAAGCCCCAACCCAAGTCCAGCCCGGATAGTACTGAATTTGTTGACAATGAGCTTGCTAAGCCAACCTCTTTTGACACTAATAAGTATGCTCCTAAACCTCGCGTTGGTCGACCCACCATTGGTGTCGATCCTAACCGTGTTGAACGGGTAGGCCTTGGCGGTTTGAAAACTATTACTAACTATGGCAATCAATCTGACGTATGATACCAGCGATGATCCTGCAGCAATTGAAGCTCAGGAATCGCTTGATGCTGAAAACTATGCTATTGGTGAACAGCTAGAGCAAGAACAAGAATCACTGCTTGCTGGTAAGTACAAAAGTGCTCAAGATCTCGAAAAGGCATACATCGAGCTTCAACGTAAACTAGGTTCTCGTGGTGATGAAGAAGGTTCTGATGAATCCCAAGATGAAACTACGGAAGATGAACCTGAAGAGGATATCGATTATTCCTTCTTAAATCGACTTGCTGAAGAAGCCGACAACGGTGAGTTCAGTGACGAGACGATGCAAGCACTTGAAAATATGAGTGCTTCTGACATTGCTGATATGTTTCTTGCATATCGTCAAGAGTCACCTCAACAAGAGACGTATCAACTCTCATCTGAAGATATCTCTTCTATGAAGGGTATTGTCGGTGGTGAAGATCAGTACGATCAAATGATTGCTTGGGCTTCTCAAAATCTCTCACAAGAAGAGATCGCTGTGTATGATGCGGTGATGGATAAGGGTGATCCTCAAGCTATCTTCTTTGCTATCCAAGCTTTGAACTATAGGTTCAATGACTCTGTTGGTGTTGATGGTCGTCTATTGACCGGCTCTGCACCGCAAACCATGGATGTCTTTAGAAGCCAAGCAGAGGTTGTTCGTGCAATGAGTGACCCTCGATACGACAATGATCCTGCTTATCGACAAGACGTATTTGCCAAGCTTGAACGTTCAGATCTGAACTTCTAAGTATTGGTTGGAAGAGTAAGCAATATAAAAGTCCTTTGCTATGAACTCATGCTTTCTCTGACACTCACTCTTGCTTCTCTTGCTTCGTGGTATGGTCATCCATATCACGGTAATAAAACTGCTTCTGGTGAAACGTACAATATGTACGATATGACTGCAGCACATCGCACTTTACCGTTTGGTTCAAAGGTGCGTGTGTGTAATAAGTCAACAAAAAAGTGCGTCACTGTAAGGATCAATGATCGAGGACCTTTTGTTCATGGTCGAGATATTGATCTGAGTCGTGCTGCTGCAGAAGCTATTGGCTTGAGAAGTGCTGGTGTTGGTGTTGTATCTATACAGCAAATACCATGAAACGATCTGATAAAAGGAAGAAGAATAGTCTAAAGATTGCCCAAGGCCACAGCTTTGATCTGAACATGCCTTATGTGCCAGGTGGTAGGACATTTGATGGTGTCCAGAATGCAACCCCTGAGATGCTTCGTAAATTAAAGAAGCGTAAGGAGAAGAACACTGGCGGTCAAGAGCTGCCTGGTTTCCTCCGTCAAGCGTAATGAAGTAAGCACGTCGTCCGTTCATTCCCGCAAAACCTACATTGGTAGGTCCGCAAAACCGGGAACGCATGACACCTACTCATGGAACGGGGGGTAGGTACTTCGGTCCTTAACAATGACTCAAGTCGAATTGGATGCCCGTGTACGGGAACAGCAAGCTCAACAAAAAGAGCAGAAGTTGAAGTATCGCGGCGTTGCTTACACACCGAAAACTAAATGATTAAACGGAGTCAGGCACCTCAGAGTCGGACCTGGCTCCTATTGACTATCGGCCTCTACGGAGACACCCGCTAGTCATTGACAGTCTGGAGAGACAGACAAATTGATAACGCTGAATGCCAATGAACTTCTTTCGTTGGAATTCCTAACCGGTTAGGGAGACAAGTAAACCTTTTCTCTCTTTTCTAACAATGGCTAACGCCGTACAATCCGTATTGGGTACGCTTAATAAAGCTGTATCCAGCACCTCTGGTGCAAATGCATACGATACTAAGTATGCAACTTATCTGAAGCTGTTCTCGGGCGAGATGTTCAAGGCGTATGAAAGCGCCACTATTGCTCGTGACACCATCATGCGTCGCACCCTGAAGAACGGGAAGTCGATGCAGTTCATCTTCACTGGCCGCATGCAGGCTGGTTACCACGTGCCTGGGACTCCGATCCTGGGTTCTGGTGATCCCCCGGTGGCTGAGAAGACCATCGTCTGTGACGACCTGCTGATCTCCAGCGCGTTTGTCTATGACCTTGATGAGACTCTTGCTCACTATGAGCTGCGTGGTGAGATCTCCAAGAAGATCGGTCATGCCCTTGCTGAGGCTTATGACAAGAAGATCTTCCGCATGATCGCCAAAGCTGCTCGTGAAGCTCACCCCATCACTGCCGCTCCTGGCCCTGAGCCCGGCGGTAGCGTGATCCAACTGGGTGTGCAGAAGGAGTATGACGCTCAAGCTCTGGTGGATGCCTTCTTTGAAGCTGCTTCCATCATGGATGAGAAGAACGTTCCCAAGGCTGGCCGTCACGCTGTGCTGGCTCCTCGTCAGTACTACGCTCTGATCAGCCAAGTTGATTCCAACATCCTCAACCGTGACTTCGGTGCTTCTCAGGGCAACCTGAACAGCGGTGAAGGTCTCTATGAGATCGCTGGTATCAGCATCAAGCGTTCCAACAACCTGCCTTTCCTGGCCGGTAGCGTTGCTGCTGTCCAAGGTGAGAACAATGATTACTCTGGTGACTTCAGCACCCACTGTGGTCTGATCTACCAAAAGGATGCTGCTGGTGTGGTTGAGGCCATTGGTCCTCAAGTGCAAGTAACCAACGGTGACGTGAGCGTGCTCTACCAGGGCGACGTGATCGTGGGCCGTCTGGCTATGGGTTGCGGCACCCTGAACCCTGCTGCTGCTATCGAGCTGCAGTCGGCTCGTTCCTGATAACTGAGGTAACTGACAATGGCTGCTTCTGTTGCTAAGGGTGATAACGGCGTCTGCACTACTGACGCTGTGCGTATCTCTGTTGCCAAGACCCGCAAGGGTTACGGCAGTGCTGTGGCTGACTCTGCTGTGGCTTCGACCACCAAGGGTCTGCGTACCGCATATCCCGGCGTTGAGTGCAATATCGCCAACGTCTGATCAACTATGAATTGGGGGCCACATCGGTCCCCTTTTCTTTTCAACCACGTATAATGCTATCGTGATATGAGCTTTCCTACTTCTTTAGTAGCTACCGAACTAGCTGCCGTAAATCAAATACTCGGAGCAGTAGGACAGGCTCCTGTCACTACTCTCGATAATACTAACCCTGATGTCTCCATAGCTTATGGGACACTGCTTGATATAAGTCGTGAAATCCAGGGTGAAGGTTGGAGTTACAACAGAGAATTTGAATATCCATTTGCTACTGACAACAACAACCAAATTCTTATTCCCTCAAACGTCCTCAGTATTGATCTGAGTGCTGTACCTGAGAATGCGGGAGTAGATTCTGTTGTCCGTGATGGTAAGTTGTATGATAAAACCAATCACACTTTTAGCTGGGAAACTAGTCCTGTTCTGTGTGATGTTATTTGGGGTTTTGATTTTGTAGATATCCCTCAACCTATTCGAGATTATATCGTTGCACGTAGTGCTACTACTGCTTGCATCAAAATGGTGGGTGATAAGGATCTCTACACGATCCTTACCCAACGTGAAGCTGTTAGTCGTGCATCTGCTGTCGAATTTGATTGCAACGAAGGTGATTATTCAATCTTTGGGTTTCCCAATGGAATGAACTATTACACCAGCTATCAACCCTATCGTTCATTGATCCGCTGATATGGCTGCAATCTCACAACGTATTCCTAATTTTCTTGGTGGCGTATCACAG